AGTCTCAAAATTGTACTTGGAATGTTCCTAAAAAATTACAACAAACTTATGATAGTTTTGACTTAGAGACAATGCTAGAGCATACTTACTTTACTGTTAGCCACAGTAGCAATGCTGGCATTAATAGCATAATAGCCGGAGTACCAGCAGTTGTTAGTGAACATAGTTTAGCATATGATGTCGGCAGTGAAATGTTAGAACCATTAGCAAAACCAGGAAGAAGTAATTGGTTAAGACGTATGAGTTATACAGAATGGTTTGCAGATGAGATTCAAGAGCAGTGGAAACGTATTAGAGGAAAACTTTAATAAACTATCTAGTTAGCATACCTATCATCGAATAATGTCTTGCATTTTGCCAAGTATCATCAAAAATTATTAACTTATTTTCTATATCCGATATGCTTTTATATGTAGGTCTTTTTGTTGCGAGTAGTGCTACAGAATGTGCTTCATTTAAGTATTTGTTAGCAGTACTAAAAAGTTTTTTAAGTTCGTTATAGTTTTGCCAGTTTTGTCGATTTGCAGTATTTGTTTCTCTAATAATCTTAAGCATCTTTTGGTTTTCAATTTCGTACAATTCTTTTAACTTTCCTATTCTTTCTAAAAGTTCAAAGACTCGTTTCTCTTTATCCATTTTTTAAACCTGTACATCTTCCATACCTGCAGTTCGAAGTCTTACAATATGTCCACTCATCCATTGTTTACTGTCTAAGCCTTTCATAATGCCTAGCCATCTATTTCTTAACAATGCTACTTCATTAATTATCGTTTCGAAGTCTACTACTTCATCTTCGCCATCTACATATTTTTCTGCATCTCTACTACTCAATGCTCTGTTGTAGTTTTCTAGGTACTTAGTAAAGTGCTTCCTTCTTATTTTTCTAAGTTGTATGTTTAAGTAATTTAGAACTGCTTCGACCTCTTGTAATTGTCCAAAACGTATTTCAGTTACTGCTGGCAGTTCTTTTATACTTTTTTCTACAAGTCCAGATATACCCACTTCTTTGCGAGCCTGTAGTAACTCATCTTCGAAGTGTGCTATAAAGTCAGGAATCGCTCCCATGTCATATGTAACTTTTGAATACCAGTTAGTCATTATTAATCATCATCATATTCTTCTTCTTCGATTTCAACATTGTACTTTACTGCGTTCTCAAGATATTTGTCAACTGCGGCAAGACCATGGAATGTTTCTTCACCTACACCTGCATCAATGAGTATTCCTACCCACTGATCAGCCGCACTTTGCTTATCCTTAATATACTGCTTTAGTACTGTCCATGTTTCGATAAGAATTTCTTCTTCATCCATACTATGCTTCCTTTATTGATTCGTCTACAATAGGTTCGTCTACGGGTGTATTTACCTCTTCTGTGTCATCTGCATCATCTGTTTTATCTAATGCACCAGTAGAGATATCTACCATAATGGATTCTAGTTTATCGCCTGTCCACCCTTTACGGAACTCAAGCATTTCTTCACCAGCAAGTGTAGTATATTTTAATCTATTGCCTTGTTTGGTTAACATGCCTTTTGCTTCAAATAATTCTACTAATCCACTGTAAGGATCCATTCCTGTTTCATAAGGTATCTTAACCTGTACAGCTTCAAAGGGTTTTGCATATCTAGTTTTCATAACTTTACATGCTGCTCTTATACCATTTATTGTCGTAGTCTTATTGCCGTCTGCGTCTTCTTTAAGTTTAAGTTTACGCATAGCAATAACAATGCTTGATGCGTATATAAAACCTTGTCCACCTGAAATCTTATCATCTGGGTCAAACATATCTTGTGATGCATATGTATGATTTGTACACACAATACCTACGTTATAACTACCGATCATGTTAACTGTATTACGAACAAGACTTGTTAGTGCTTTAGGCTTACGACCCATATCACCTTTCATGTCACCTGCTTCAAACTGATTAACATCAGTAGGTGTTAGTAACATACCCAAACTATCAATTACAAATAACACTTTGGGACGTTCTTCTTCTGGCATTGCTTTATAGTCTTTCATAAACAATGATATTGTTTTAGCAACATCATCAATCATGCTCATACTTAATTTAAGTAACTTACTATCATCTGTGTCGACATTAAGTGCTTTCAGCCATGCTTCATCTAATGCATTCTCTGAGTCAATTAATACTACAAATATACCTTGCTCTTGTGCATTTCTCACAATATTAGCACTTGCAAAGTAACTCTTGCCTGCACCAGATTCACCAGCAAATACTGTTACTTTTCCCATCGGTACACCTTTATGGAAATCACCACTAACAAGATAGTTAAGTGCATAACTACCTGTACTAATCCAATCTGTTGGATCATGAAACCCTACACTAAGTCCTTCGATAGACTTTGTTACATCTTTTCTAAATTTACTTACGTCAAATGGTCTTCCCATGTGCTTCTCCTTATATGCTTTATGTTCTTATTATATACGTCTTTGTCATTGTAGTCAATATGTTAAATTATATTATTGCTATTTTCATGTCCAAAATCTTTCTAATCCTGGTCTGCAGGCTTCTTCTAATTCTAAAAAAGCATTTAATTCTTTTGTATTATCTCTATCAATACATACACCTTTCATGTCTATACCTGAAGTAAACCAATTATTGTACTTTACATTAAGAGGTTCAGGTGTGTTTAAAAAGGCAAACTCGTGACTAATACTGTATTCTTTGCAATATTCTTGTATCTTAACTAGTTGTTGTACATTAAGACAACTTACAGTTGTCCACGTATCTAATGTTAACTTATTATATTGTGTGCTAAGTTCCTTATAGTATAACAAGTTACTCTGAAATTTATTCCATTTTACTGGGTATCTAACATAGTCATGCACTGGACCAATGCCATCAAAACTTACTGTAATTATAACTGCAATTCCAGAATCCATCAACTGCTTTACTTGTTTTATCCTTACACACGCATTGGTGTTTATACGCACAATCTTGACACTGCTGTGTAAGTTGTCTAACAAGTCTCTATAGTTTACACTAATACTAGGTTCGCCACCATTTATATCTATTTCAACTATACGATCTAATGGAAGTGTTTTGTAAAGTTCATAATTGTCTTTAACTACTAGTTGTTTTTTGAGATTACCTATTTTTGTGCTTAAATTAGGATTACAAGTGATACAAGCACTGTTACAATAATTGTCCAATGTTCCACCAAGTTGTAAGTATTTTTCATTAAACTTTCGTAACAACTTATCTCGTTTTATACTGTTCAGCCTTATACTTGTACCATTAAGTTCTTCTGTTTGTTTACAACGTATACACTCACTGGGCCAACGATTCTCCTGTTCCATTTGCCACTTTAACCATTGTTGCCATGAACTGTTATCCATTTGACAAAACGTATCAAACTGTTTTGCATCAACCATATGTCCACAACATCCAATAGTACCGTTACTATTAAGTCTTGCGTAATGACCTATTCTTGGGCAATGCATTTCTTATATAAAACCTTATGTTTATCTTGTATGTATTTGTTTATTTCTTTTATATCTATTGTTTCACCAACAAACTTGCCATATATTAGATTATCTAACTCTATCCAGTGTGCAGGAGCGATAAAATTACCTTTGTATTTGCTTTCGTTTCTATGTATAGGAATATTTAAACTATTGATGTCTAGGATTTTTATTGTACCTGTGTAATATTTATACAAATGATGCAACCACATATATTGTGGCATAAAATGTCTATTAACAAGTTCACTACGTTTTATAAGTTCTATAATGGTTGCTGAATCTAAAAGTTTATTGTTCTTTAAATACTGGTTTACTCCACTATTAAAACGGTTTTGGGATTCTCTCCAATAAACATCTATAGTACTGATGCTATATATCTGTTTGTTATATATTTTTGAAATACTAAGTTCTTCTAAACTAGTGCTGGCATTTTTAAAAATAGGATATACAAAACGTTCTGCAGGAAGTTTTAATACTGTACAGATTTTTGGATATACTAAATTGTTATTATATTGCACCATTGTAATGAGAGGGCGACATCTCAGCCGCCCTTCCTAATTAAGATTGTCGACTTCGGATCATTGCAAGAATGTCTTCTGCACTCTTATTATTTCCTTCGGGTGCAGGTGTCGCTATCGGAGTAGGAGCAGTTATAGTTTCTGCTACTGGAGCCGCTACTGCTACTGGTGCTACTGGAGCCACTGCTTCTGCTACTGCTACTGCTACTGGAGCAGGTGCTTTAGTTCCTTCTGGTGCTTGAATACCATATGGTCTATAGTATTGACCAAACTTCTCAACATCATATGGTTGTCCATCTACACTTGCTTCAAACATTTCTTTTATTACTGCAAGTTCGACTTCTGTTGGTTTCTTAGGAAGAAAGTCTCCTAAGTTATGTAATCCAAAACTCTCAACTGCCGCATTTTGTGCTTCAGTTAATGCAGTTTCTTTCCGAGACCACTTACTAGTACTATAATCAGCATATTGCCCTTTTGTAGTTTTAGTAATACGGAAGTCTAATCCTTTACTAGAATCAGTTGGAAGTTCCTGGATATCTGGATCCATTAATGCATCTTTAATTAAGTTAAAGATACTTGGAGAGATAACAAATCTGCGAATTGGATTCTCAGGTGTATTAT